TCTTAATTCACTCTTTAGATTATTTATTTCTTTTACGGCACTTCTCAATTGATCGGATTGTTTCTCTCTCACTTTAATCCTTTTCATATAAAGTTGATATTCAGTTTGATTAGTGTTGATAATAGCATTACTATTTACATCTCTAACTAAATTTGTGTGTCCCTGAACTTTTACTATATCACTCATATTATACCGCCAAAGCAATTCCTCTAAAATCTTTTATTCTTGCTGTATAGGAACTATTAGTTCCTCTAAAGACAATTTTAATTTGAAATGAACTAAACTCTGATAAATTATTTGCACTAAATTTATAATCTTTAAAATCTATATCTTGTACTTGATCTCCAGTAGATGGTGCAATCGTTGTATCAGACGAACCATCTGTATTAAATGGAGTATATTCTATGTCGTCAATTTTTCTAGTTTCTTCACCACCAGTTGTTCTAAAGAAACATTTGATAGATGAAGATGATCTTACACTTGCAGCTACCGTTATATTTAATGCTGTTGAAGCATTTGCAAGGTTAACTGGTTTTGTGATGTAAGCACCAGCTGATGAACCACCCTCTACAGCAAAGTCTTCTACAAAATCTACCGTGTTTGTAATTTTAGCAATTACTTTTGCGCCTGAAGCAGGTGCACTAACCATTGTTAATGTTGTACCTGATACTGTATAATCAACAACTGCTGATAATGGTTTACCAGATTTGGTTACAGCCATTATGTGAACATCACTTGGTGTTCCTGATAATGTAAATGCTGTTGTTGAACCATCGCCTGTAAATGTATTAGTAGATGATACCGTTGGGTTATTTAATCTGTTTGATATTGCAAACATATTTAATCTTTTTACATCAATAACTGGTGATAAGTTTTGATTTTTAGAACTGATAGTCATATTAGAAACAAAAGATACAGAACCTGACATCTCATTAGTTTGATTTATACCACTAGCAACCAATTGTGGTGTTGTAAAGTATATATTATCACCTAACACAACAGACCTAGTAGATGTTGTGCCTTTTAGAGAGAATGGTGTTTCTGATCCGTGTACAGATTTACCACTTGTTGTTCTTACATTTGCAGTCAAAGTTGTTTCTGGATGTACAACGTGACCAGTTTGCATTTGCATAACATCAAATAATCTGTTTTGTGTTGCAGTCACACTTGAACCACCAACATCTCCAGTTGCGTTTGCAGCTCCACCAGCAACTACATCATAAGAGTCTAATGTTATATTTTTAATAGTTGTATATGTACCATTAATATTACTATGAGCAATACCATTATATGTACCAGCAGATATTCCTGCAATTGTCACGTTATCTGTTGTAGCGTGCATACCATGATTTTTATGAAATATTCTTACAGTTGTTGAACCATTAAATGTTCTAATAGGATTAGCAGCAAGCGTTTTTACAGGAAGAGTTTTGTTTGCAAGCGTTACCGTACCAGATGATGTTGTGTCAAATACTGCTTTCTTTAATTTAAATTTTAAGTCCTCAGTTTGTTCTGGTGTCCATGTTCTATAATTAGATGATTTAAATAATACACCACCTGTTGGTTGTGTTGATACCGTTCTATTACCATCTAATGTTGTGCCACCTAGTTTAGAAATATAAGTTGTGTAATCTGTTGAATCTGAATATAAAATTAAACAATACTCTAAACCTTCTTGTAAGAATACTGGTGAATTAAATGTAAATGTTGTTGCAGTTGCACCATCTGTACTTGTATTGACTGAACTAGGATTTAAATATTTTTGTGAGAAAGGTAATAATTCCTGACTAGGATATCCATTTACCATTGTTCTTATTTCTGCTCTTACAGGAATAGTAGATGATTTTGTTGCAAAGAAAGCGTCAATTGAAGTTGCAAATATTCCACCTTCTTCGTCTACCATAAATGATTGAGCTAATGGATCAGGATCTCTTCCTCCTCCTCCACCACCTCTATCGTTATTATTACTAGGTGGATTTATATTTACTACTGATCTACTTGCGACCCTACTTGTTGTTCTTCTTGTTGTAACCGATCTTCTTACGGTTCTGGATTCTCTAGTAGAAATGATTGCCTCTTGTACGGTCTCTAATAATCCTTTTGCGTCATAATCAGCTTCTGCTGATGTAGCGACTGCTGTTCTATCTACACTATTTGTAGATGAACTTGTTAATCTGAATACTCTCTTACCTGTTCGCCATCTAGGATTAGATGTAGTATTAGGATCAGGTATTGCAAAAGTACCAGATACGGCACCATTAGCGTCTGTTGTTAAGTTACCACCTAATGCACCACCTGATGGTGTCACATAAGCAGTAATTGATTGTTCATCAAAGAAAGGATGAACTCTAGTATTAGGTCTCAAACCTTGAGCAGTAAATGTAATTGTTCTTTCTCTAATAAAAGGTACAAATGCAACAGAGATAACTCTATTACCTAAACTTTGTCTAACTGCTTGAGGAACTATTAATGTTCTAACACCTGCTCTTGTTTGAACCACGTCAACATTTGTAGTTGTAATTCTTTGATTACCTGAGGTTGTTGTATTCGTTCTAGGATTACCTGACCATTGATCTTGCCATTCGTTCCATTCAGTTCCAACAGGTATTTCTGTCGTGCTTGAATTATTTAAACCTCTATCTCTAGCAAGGTTATCAAATGATCCTGCTACATTAGCAACTATCTCAGGTGCTGTTCTAGTTTCTTTCCACTCATCAACAGGTGGATCTAATTCTATGTTTCCTATCCAATCAAATATTAAGAATGGATTTAAATTTTCTGTCGCAGTAGCATATGGGTTTTCCATAAATGTAGTTTCTGTATATGGTAAGGTAACTAAATCACCAGTCTTTTGATAATTTGCAGCCGTTCTATCAGCTTCTACTAATGTTGTCAAGTCATCATCTATTTCTTCTAATTCAATTACATCTTCATTAAATAATGTTCTACCTTCACCTCTACCTCTATCAATAGCAAGTTTGTAATCATTGTTGCCAACATCACCTACATTGTGACCAGTAAAGTTATCTACCACAAAACCATTTTTGAATCTATCAAATCCATCACTATCTTGTATTTGTAAAGATTGTGCGTCTGCTTCTAATAAAGAAAGTTGAGTATAATATTCTATATTTTTAATTCTGTTTTCTAAAGAAGATATATCCCTCATAGTGAATCGTTTATTATCTTCTTTTTTAATTACAACATCTCTGGTATCTAAAGTATATGATGGTATCTCTAGTGTTGCAATATGTAAATTACCATCCATCTCACCAGGTTCAATAGGATTTAAATCAGAAGCACCTTTTAATACTTTAATTCTTCCATCTCTAGTAATGAATAATTTGTCTATTCTATTTAAATAAAACTCTAAATCTGAAGTTATATCATTACCAAATTCAGGAATATCAATAGTTGAAGCACCTGTGCCATCATAAGACCTATCATCTGTACCACTATTAATTGTTGAAGCGTCATCAACTCTTGGTCTAAAATCTAGTACATCTCTTAACTCAAATTTATTACCAGTTGTATCTGAAGTATAACTAGGAATATCTTCATAATCTATAACACCAGAATATGAGTCGACATCAAAATAATCTCCAGCACCATGTGAGAAAAAATCAAACTTGACAAGTAATCTTCCAGTAGGAACAATAGCGCCTGGTTTTAATTTAATTCTACCTATGTCATAGAAGTTATCTCTTTGACCTGTATCTAAATCAAATCTATCTGTAATATCTGTATCTGAAGCACTTGCAGTTGCACCAAAACCACTTGACATGTAAACATTTTCTAATTTAAATACATCAGCTTTTCCTAATGGTATAACTCCTGACTCAATTACTGATTGAGTATTGATATTAACCGTTGAATCATTATTAAGTGTTTTTGTTTTAGAGCCTGCAACTGTTCTACTTACCGTTGCAAGTATTTTAATTTTGTGACCATTAAAGTTTGCACCAAAGTCAAGGTTTAAAGTTTTACCTGTTGGTGAACCTGTTAGATTAAATATTGTATCGCCTTCATGGTTATTACCAGATAAATTTAAAGTATCTCCAACACCACCAGTACCACCAGAACCTGTTGTCATTATTGATACAGAAAAATCATTATTTGCTAAAGAAGCAAATGTTTCATTTGTTCCTGCAGTAATTGTAGCGTCACCATTTGATGACAATGTAGCAGTAAATTGTCTTCTTACATTAAAGTTTGTATCTGTTTGCTCAGAGTTTGCAGTTGTCTTTAACGTCTTAACCGTTGTATAAGGTAATTTAAATACTAATGAATTATTTTCAGGATTATTTAATAAAGCTCTTCTTCTTGTTAAGACAGCGGCAGTTGTGACATCTGAACCACCAACAGCAACTGTTAATGTTGCTTCTGTTTGTGATATAATATTTTGTACAATTCTTGTTATAGTTGAACCAGCATTATTTGTAAATGATATTGAGTCGCCTATTTTTAAATCTGTTGTAAAGTTTGTACCTTTACCTAAAAGTTGTTTTGAACTATTTGCAATTGAAATATTACCTGTAATAGTTTCATTTGTTGCATATGTATTTGTTAAATCAGCGTCAGCAGTATAAGTAGGAGAACCTGCCATACCTAATTGTTTGACAGCACTTACTTCTCTTGTTAAAAATCCTTTTCTACCAATAGTGTTTGCTTGAATTGTTGCAGTATTATTTGATGTTTGACCAACAATAGTTTCTCCTGCACTAAACTCACCTTTTACATTTGAAACTACAACGACACCATGTTTTAATGTAGGCATTGATGAAGTTGAGGTTACAGCTTGAGCAGTAAGACCATCAGCACTAAACAATTCAAAAGTATTTGTTGTAGCATTTCTTACACAATAAGTTCCTGCTGTGTATGCAGTAGAATTTATTTGAAATGAACCACCTGATACATTAATTTGTTGACCATCTACAAATCCATGAGCATTTAAAGTGACAACACCAGGACTAGCACTTGTTATTGATGTTGCAGCTGCAGATTTTGTTGTAGATATAGATTGAACAACAGCAGTTGCGTTTGACGTTGTGCCTGTAATTATTTCACCAGTAGTAAATGATGTTGCTTCAATTGTGTTAATATGAGAAAACATTTCAATATCAAATAGAAAATGTTTCCATATATTACTTGTTGCGAAAATATCATTTGACTCAGTACCAGTTGAATATTCAAAACCTCTACTTTTTGCTCTACCAATTTGTGGCACAGTTGTACCAACTGTTGATACTTGCGTACCTCTAACAGCAGTAGCAGTATCATATAGATTAATATTTTTAAATGCAGCTACATCACCTGATACAAAACCTATATCAGGAGTGCCGTAAACATTGTTAACACTTACAAAGTTGTCAACTGTAAATCTTGTTTTATTATTATTTGCAGTATCAAAATCCCTAGCCTTTTCTACATCAATATAGAAAGTTGAAAGTATCTCAGCTTCATAACCTTTAACATATGCTTTAAATGGCGAAACACCAACTGCTAATAAAGCATTTGAAGCTGTACCACCGTCACCTGTTGTAGCGCCGTTTGTATAAATTCCTCTGTTGTTTCCTGATATAGCAGACTCTCTGACATCAAAATCAGGATTACTTAAAGTATAATCTCCTGACTCGTCAAATGTTCTTCTTGCTAATGTTTCTTCTAAAACAGCATACTCTGTTGCTCTCACCATCGTTCTAATAGCACCACTTTCAACTCTAGCAATTTCTATAAAATTTGAGTCTTCAGTAGAAGCTAAAGTTTTCTTTGCAAGTGCTAATGTAATTTTTAATCTATGAGCACCAGGTGCGTTTACGTTAGAAGAACCTTGAGCATTATCGTTTAATGAACTATCGTCACCAGGTGTTGTAAAAGCCTCTGTGACTTGTAAGCCAATTCTGTATGAAGGACTATTTGTATATTTATCCAGTATGATTGACTCTGAACTTACATTAACAAAAAAACCATTAATGTAGTAAGTGCCTGCTTCTACAGCAGCTGCAGAACCTGTTGCAGTTGTATCAACAACTACTGTTGGACTACCTGAACCTGAAGATGTTAAAGTTTCACCATCAGAAAATACTGTTGCTGTATTATTTGTACCTGTTTTTGTGTATTTAACAAAAAGTGTATCTGGATCAGTACCATCAGTTGCAGATACTTTTACAACGGTTGCAACCAAACCTGAAGTACCACCAGTCATTGTAGTGTTTAAATATGTGTCTAAAGAAGAAACTGATTTAGAGGATAACTTAACAGCATAATAATTAGTATCTATTGATAGTTGTCCTGGTAATATCATGGCACCAGATTTAAATAAATGGTCTCCCATTTTTTCAATCTGATTTTGAGTAATTGTTTGACTTTGTGTTAGCTCTCTTGCTTGAACAGCAAATGCTGGTCTAAACAATATTCTATGAAAATTCTTCGATTCTGAAAAATCATCATGGTATGGACTGACATTAAAATCAGTTGGTGATGGCATTACTTTTCTTCCTTATAATTAAAATTCAATGATAAGTTTAACATTTTCAGTTTGGTCAGTTGCCCTTGTAATAGGTGCTCTGTTTTCAATATACATAACATCGCCAGAGTCAGCGTCTAATTCTGAAGCAGAATAACCTGAAGTAAATGAAGAACCATTTACAGTTGAACTGAAACTAGTATCTGGTGTACCTGTAGGTGTTGAACCTCCAACTCCTGACACTACATTAGCGGCAGAAAAAGCAGTTTGATTACCATTAGTATCTACACCTTCATCATTAAATCTTGTTTGAATATAATATAAAACTCTATTTGTTGAATCGTATTCTACAACTTTACCAACAGCGCCTGTACTTGCCTGATTGATTTCTTGGTCAACAGTAAATGCACCTGGTGTTGG